AATGCCACAAATAAAGATTGATGATAAATTAGTCGGTGGTTATAATCAACTTGTTGAATATTTTGTTGAACAAGGGAAAGTGAATTTTAAAGGTGAGATCATTAGTGAGTGATGATAAAATAATTCCATTTCCTACTGGTGCGATTGTCAATTTAGACAAAACTGGACATACAGATAAAAGAAATTTGCCAGTTGAGGAACAAAAAACATTAAAAAGAATACAAGATGAAAACACAAAAAAATTTTGTGAAGGTGCGATAGACGACATTAGTATGAACTTATTGAGATCATTTGTAGAGTTAGCTATAAAAACACAAGACATAAATTTTACAAAAGATTTAGCACTTATAATAGATATGTTAAGAGGTTTAATTTATAGAGATTTCGGTTTAAAACATCCTTCACAACAATTAGTAGATACTATGGTTTCAATAACAACACATAAAAATGGTCAACAATCTGCTAAAATAGATTATTCAAAAGTTTTAAATATTAAATCAAAATCAAATCCATTAAGTAAAGATGTAAGAGAAGAATTAAAAGATATACAAGATGGTTCTGCTGATTTTTTTACACCAGATGGAGATTTAGATGATTAACAGAATTGCCAAAGCAATCGCCTTAACAGGTCGTAAAATAGTGAATGTGAAACTAACAAAGGAGAATATAATGATAAATTATATCAAATCAATGTTTGCTAAAGACGAACTAGTAAAAGTAACTACTAAAAAAAGAACTACTGAAACTAGAGGAAGAAAGTCTTTATCAAAGAAACAAAAGGTACTAAACCTTTTACAAAGTGGTCAAAACGTTTCTTGGAAATCTTTAAGAAATAAGTTTGACTTAACTTCACCAAGAGCGATGGTAGATACTTTAAGAGCTGAAGGCTATATGGTCTATGGTTCAAAAGTAAAAGGTGAAACTGTATATAGAATTGGAACACCAACAAGAGCGATTATCGCTGCTGGTATTCAAAGATTATATGGTACACCGTTTAAATACGACAACCACGTAGCAAGACTACCAAAAAAATCTGAACTAGCTTCAATTGACGCCTAGTTTGATAAGGGTGGCGAGAAATCGCCACCCACAATATTATGACAGAATTTAAAAACGGAATATACAACACATTAAAAAAATTAATTGGCACAAGTATAGGTCGTGCCACTATCTATACTATTGGTCACATTATAATTGCTATGACTTGTAATAGATTAATTACAGGTGCTGAATGGGCACTCGCTGGGGCAGACGCAATTGTTGAACCATTGATTAATGGTGTTTGGTATTATTTTTTAGATAAAACTTGGAGCAAATATGTCAGTAAGAGAAATAGAAAACGAAATTAAAGCATTACAAAATACAAATAAATGGTTTAAAAAACAAATTGAACCACACGATTGTGGATGGATGTATACCACAATAGACGGCAATAAACATAGAATATCTGTTTTAAGAAAAGAGTTAAGAAAATTGAAAAAATGAAAATTAGATATTATAAAGATATAAAAGGTGCCAGATGGATAGGTTTTGGTTTGGCTATGTTAAGTGTCTTTATATTATCTAGTGCCAATATAGCAACACAATGGGTAGGTTGGTCTTTAAGTGTAGTATCTTGTAGTATGTGGATATATTTTGGCTATAGAGATAGAGATTGGGCAAGAACTTTAATGGAAACAATGTATCTTTTAATGAGTATGAGAGCAACTTATAATTGGTTAACAATATGATATTAGTAGATTTAAACCAAGTTTTAATATCTAACCTTATGGCACAAACCAGAGGTAAGTCAGATGTAAAACCAAATAAAGATATGATACGTCATATGGTGTTAAACTCTTTGAGAGGTTTTAATATTAAGTTTAAAGATGAATATGGTCAAATGGTATTATGCTCAGACGCAGGTGATCCTTGGCGTAGAGAAATCTTTCCTAATTATAAACACGGTAGAAGAAAAAGTCGTGTAGAAGGACCATTTGATTGGGATAATATATTTCAAATCATTACAGAAATTAAAAATGAAATTAGAGATAATTTTCCATATGTAGTAATGTATGTAGAGAATTGTGAGGCAGATGATATAATTGCTACACTTGTTAAACAACAGACAGAAACAAAATATTTAATAGTTTCAGGTGATAAAGATTTTATACAACTTCAACATTATGGTAATGTGTATCAATTTAGTCCTTTATTAAAAGGTTATATCGGTGAACAAGAAGACCCAATACAATTTTTAAAAGAACAAATTATAAAGGGTGACAGATCAGATGGTGTACCAAATGTATTAAGTGATGATGATATATTTTTAAGAGATGAAAGACAAAAACCGATCAATAAAAAAAGAATGACCGAATTTTCTAACATAGAAAGAAATGCTACTATAGAAACAGAAATTAAAAACAATTATAATAGAAATAAGACACTTATTGATCTATCGCAAATACCAGAACACATAGAAAAAAGAATTATAAATAGTTTTAATGACTATGAAGTAAAAAGTAGGACGCTACTTTTACCATACTTCATAGAAAATAAACTGAAATCATTGATTGAAAATATAAATGATTTTTGAAAACATATATATGGAGAAATATAATGGTTGAACAAAACCCTAACCTAATGAGTAAGAGAGCGATGACAGCAGCTGCTTCTACATCAACTAGAATCAGACCTACTGTACACGAAATTTTTACAAAGGTTAATAACGCAAAAGATAAACCGAAAAAGATAGATGTATTAAGGGAGTACGATAGTCCTTCTATAAGACAACTATTAAAAGGTGCTTTTGATCCAAAAATAACGTGGGATTTACCTGATGGTATACCACCTTATATGGCGAATGAGGCTCCTATTGGAACAGAACACACTTACCTCGAAGACGAAGCAAAAAAGTTGTGGCACTTTATTAAAGGTGCTGACGATCTACTTTCAAAAACTCGTAAAGAAACATTGTTTATACAAATGCTTGAAGGTTTACATAAAGACGAAGCAGCTTTATTAATTAATATTAAAGAAAAAATGTTAAATAAAGTTTATAAAGGTCTTACCGAATCAGTAGTAAAAGAAGCATTTGGTTGGAATGATGACTTTGTAAAACCTTAGTTTTACTTGTTTTTTAAGGGGGTGCGACAATCTGTACTCCCTTAAATTATTGATTTTATTCATTTTTTTCTAAAAAATTTTAGTTGACATTGACGTTAAGATAGTATATACTAAATAGTATATGAAAGTGAGGTTTATATTATGAAAAAATATTTGATTACTATAACTATAATTTTAGCGACATTATGGTTTGCGTTAACTGGTTTTATGAACTCGGTTATGGCAAATGATTATAACAAAGCTGTAGTTGGTCATATTGTACAATCTAAAGCAAATGGTACAAATGTAGATATATCAAAGTTGATGGAAAAAGAACTTGAAAAAGTTGCTCATCAATTTGCTTTAGAATCTCTTACAATTATTCAACAATACTTACCAACTATTTTAGATGGTATATTGGCTGAAATGAGAATGAAAGCAGATAAAGAGTACAAATGTGCTTTACTAAAAGATTCTAAAATTAAAGATAAAGCTTGTGAATAATATATTAGAATATTATATTTTGATATTATCTTACATAGATAAGGAACTTTTAATTTTAATATTATTTGGAATTATTTTTACATTATTAATGTGTATTAAAGAAACAATATTTAAAAAAATTAAGGTAAGGAAAACAAATGTTAAAAAGGAAAACGAGTAAGAGTATGAGAGTAAAAAAGATTCTTAAACGTGAACTTTCGAGTCGTAATAAGTACCGAACAACATATAAAGACATTAAAAAATATTTTAAAATTATTAATAAAGCAATCTTTAAAAATATATTATCACCATTTAATGAAATTAAAATAAAAGAAATTAGAGACCCAAAATTAAAATGTTATGGGCAAGTAATTGCCTATGAATGGAAAAGAAAAGGCACCAGAGTATATCATTTAGAAATGTTGCCTACTTATAGAAATAAAAAAGAATTTGTGGACACTTTAGGACACGAAATGGTCCATCTATATCAAATGGCAAATGTAGGTGACACTGGAAATCATAATAAATTATTTTACAGTTTTAGACCTAAATTAAATGCCATAGGATTAGACTTATAATGAGAGGAATATATAATGAAAAGAATAGTGAAAGAACTCGATCCCTACCTAAAAGCTAGAATCGGTGAAGCAATAATACAATTAACCGAACTAACAAAACCATCAAACAAACCAGGTACAGGTAAACTATATTACATAGGTAATTGGGCAAAAGATATTTACGACAACTATACTGAAAAACAAGCGGAACACATTTTTTCTAAAGTAGAAAAGTTAAAAAGTGAGTTAACATTTTTTCAAGTAAAGATACCATCATTTACAGATGATGAGGGTAAAGAGTGGAGTGGATACGAGTATTATGCTAAAAAAGTTTAAGTCTATCAGTACATATAAAATAATAATTTCAGTTATACTATTTCATATTATTATATTTGTAACAGGCACTTTTTATCCAAATCCATATACAAAACACTTAATTAAAAAAGATATAGAAGCATACTATACTAAATGGGCAAATGAATTAGGTTTACAAGAACCTGCTTTTGATTATAACAATGATATTCAATTTGTACAAGCTGTCCGTAAATGTGTGGATTGGGTAAACTTTGAAACACCAAGAACTGAAAGAGTACCAATGGAAATGATTGTTGCTCAAGCGGCATTAGAATCAGGTTGGGGTACAAGT